AACCGCCGACCTCAATCTTGACCAAGGTGTTGATGACGGTGGAAAGCGGGTCAAGAATCTCATTAAGGTTGTTGGCAATTAAAGACAGCGCCTCGGCCAGTTCTTTCGATGCCCCATTGGCCTGATCCGTTTGCCCCACATACGCCGTCATGGCATTCTGAATCTGCTGAAACGCGCCAGATATCGTGACCGGCATCTGGGTATATTCACGCTTGATGGCCTCTGACTGCGAGAGGATGGCATTGACGACCTTATCGGCAGTCAATTCACCCTGGGCGGCCATTTCGCGGAGCGAGGCTATCGGCACATTCAGCCCATCGGCCAGTGCTTTGGCGAGACGTGGCGAGTTTTCCATCATGCTGTTGAACTCGTCGCCACGCAGCACGCCGGAACCAATCGCCTGGGAGAATTGCAGGATACCGGCTGCCGCACTGGAGGCATCCGCACCGGAAATGCGAATGGTTTTGCCCACCAGATCGGTGATGGCCAGGGTGTCTTTCTGCGACCGCCCCAGATCCCGCATCGACGTGGCCAGCCGCGAATACAACTGCACGGTTTCCGCAAGCGGCGTCATATTGCGCTGGCTGATTTCAAACAGTTGTGACTGCGCAGCGGCAAACTCTTGGGTGGACCCCGAGACGAGTTTGAGCTTGGCGACGATGCCGGAATAGGCATCGGCGGTCTGAATCAATTGACGGGCCGAAAAGGCCACCCCCAACCCCGCTAAGGCGCGGCCTGCGGTAGACGCCGCGCTGCTGAGTCCCTGGGTGGCTTTTTCAATCCCGCCGAGACTGGCACTGGCTTTGCGGGAGGAGTCCCCGACTTTCTCGATGGTCCGGTTGAGGCTGTTGATCGTGCCTTCGGCTCCTTTGCCGTCCGCCGTGATCCGAATGCCTAACTGGATAGAGTCTGCCATGTGTCACTTACTCGGCTTGTTGAGAATCGGCAGGGCGGTGGCTTCCATCACGCGCAACCCGTCAAAAATATCCTTCTGCTGCTTCTGGTGGCCCATCATCCTGATGACCACCTCGGCCTCGGTGTACCGGAGGCCGTGCCAGATCATCTGTCCGGACATCGCGGGAATTTCCCGCCGCCATTGCGTCTGAAGTGCCAGGAACACCATCACCGTGTTCCAGTTCTCCGGTTCTACTTTACAGTCGGCCTCCTCGATGTCCTCAACGTCATCGAAAGCGTCGGGCGGGAGGCCAAAGGCGGCGATGTCGTTTTCGAGTGCGCTGGCATCGATGCGCGGTGGCTGGCACCAATACTCAGCGCACTGGATCAGTTTTTTCTCTTGCCACCGCCCAAAGTCGCTTCAAAGAAAGCGGCGACAATCACGCTGGCCGCGTTGGGGTAGTTGTTCAGCATGAGCCAGACGTTAGCGCGGTTGAACGGCAAATCCTCAGCACCGTCCGTTTCAGTGACGTACCGCCAGCCTTCAGCAATATCCATCACATAGTCGGTGTCCCGTTCCAGGCTATCGACTATCACCTCGGATTCCGTCATCTGCTCCTGGGCCTTTTGCAGGTCGTTGAGCTTGGAGCGGCTGACCCGCTTGAACTTCATTTCGAACTTGATGGCCTGCGATGCGCCGGACTCGTTGACGACGGGGAGAATTACCCCGTAATAAAAGCCTTCGCTTTTCGGTTTGAGGACAAATGCCATTTGCGTTACCTATCTGTCAGATTGAGGAAAATAGTCCCGGCCTATATCGCCCGCTGGCCGGGAAGCGGTAGACAGCCCCGTGAACAGGGTCGCGATTTGCGTTGCCTGTCCGGGCGTTTACTTGAAGGCGATGGTGAACTCGTCGTTTCCGGTGTTCGGGGTAAAGATGAGGTTCGAGTTGAGCATCGCGATGCCATCGCTGTCGCTGTACGACAGGCCGTCTAGCTGCACTTTCGGCGCGGCGATTTCGACCTTGAAGCCATCTGCCGTCCCGTGAATCAGTGAAAGCGCACCAAGGGTGTTGGCCTTGCTGATCGTGAACCAGTCCTTGGTGGCAATGGTGGTGGCTTCAAAACTGACAGAGCCAGTCGGTTTGCGATCCGTGATCAGCACCTGCTCGGCACCCCCAGGAAGTGACCGGAAGACCAGGCTGTTGGCGATGTCCATGCTGAACGACTCCATCGGGCTGGAAGCCCCGTGCAGGGAGAAGGTCGGCGTGTTCTGGACATTCGGGCCGAGCGGTGCCCTAAATGCCGTGAAGGTCGGTGTCAGCGCAGCGGTATCGGTCGGGGTGGTATACAAACCCTGGAAGCTGAAGCTCAACGTCGGGATCGCGCCTCGGGCGACAGACACCGACACAGACCCACGGGCGCCGGTCATCTTGTGCAAGACGCCATCCATGTTGAAGTAGATGGTGACGGCATCGAAGCTGGTGCTGACGGGGGTGTAGGTGACGCTGGTCGCGGCAACGGTGGTCGCGGCCATGCCGCAGGCCAGCAGCGCATCACCGAACGCAGGCACCGTGCCTTTCGTCCCGGACGATTGCAGTTCCACCTCAAACTGGCACTCAACATGCGTGTCAAGCGCGATGTTTTCAAAATTGCCGTAGTAAGGCCGCACCAGATCGCGGCTGGCGCTGGTGTTGGCCAGTGGTGTGATGGAAAGATTGCGAACCAGATAGGCTTGGGTGCCGGTCGGCACGGAATCGGTGCCGTAGGTGGTTTCCTTTTTAACGGCTAGGAGAGCCTTTCTCATAAACAGGGGCATAGCGGACTCCGGGGTGTGAATCCGGGGTCGCTATGTCCTGAGTGCCTTCAGCGAAGGGTGGTCTGGACGGGTGCCCGAGGGGTTTCTAACTAAGTCAGTTCGGTGCTGATTCCTTCAGCCAAGTCTCCCATGCGGCCACCACACCCTTCACACAGCGGATCAGGGTTTCGTGGAGCTTGCGAGTGTGTGGTTTCATTTATCGATGAAGTTTTCAATGATCGGTGCAGCCGGTGCCGGTTCTACTGCCGGTGTGCCACGGTCATAGGTCTTGTCATAGGTCGGCGGGTCAATCAGCGTTTTTTTGCCCGTTGCCGGGTCCAGCAGATAACTGCCGCCTGCGCCTTCAACGATGGGGGTTTCAGTTTTTGCCATGTCAGGCTCCTAATTTGTCAAAATAAAAGGTGTAGGCATACTCATCGCGCCATACCGTATAGCCCGCATCCAGAAATTCCATGCGGCCTGCCCGGTAGGTGATCGGGTCACCATTGCTTTCGGGTTGGTAGTCGATAATCGCGTCCCGGACTGCATCGCGCAGGGGCAGCAGGTCATCCAGCGTCGCGGTCCCCATCACCAGTCCGAGGCGAACCTCGATGCGCTGGAGCGCGGGGGCGTTGATGCGCTGATTGCCGCCTGCGGCTTCGGCCAAGTCGGTAATCCAGACGGTGGGGCCGTTGGCTAGGCTGGCCGTTTCCGGGGGTAAGCCCACCACGACCTTGCCGCTAAGGCCTTCAACCGTTTCCAACTGCGTCACGATGCCGTCGATGTTCATGCCGGGGCCATCCTGGCTTTGCGAATGCCTGCCGAGTCCACGTCATCGATTTCGATCACGGTGTACTCGGTATCGCCCACGGTCACGGCTGACCGCACTTCGATTGCAGGGAAATCCGCTGCACGAAACATCAGGTGAGCGCCATTGACCATCTGCACCGTATTGCCCAGCATCATGTCGTCTTGAGGCGTGACAATCGCTGTTCCATCGACGCCATCCATCGTGATGTCTGAGCCGAAGGTGGCCTCAAGCGCGAGATGCGCTTTCGCCGCGAGTTGGTCAAAGGCGCTGGCCATCAGTCTTAGGCGACGGTGCCGATACGACGGTTGAAGTGGGCGAGGATGGAGGTGACTCCATTACCTGCTGCCTCCCAAGCCACGACGCAGTTGCTGACATCGCCGGTCGCCGGTGATGCTGCGTTGTCGTCAAACTTGCCTGCCGATGCGTCCCAGATGATGTTTTCACCCTGAACGATGACGGCTGCAGATACCTTCGGCACCGTGAAGACGCCTTCGAGATATACAGAGCCACTGGCACCGTTGGCGATATCCACCGCCGCGATACCCATCAGCTTGCCGATAACCACGACATCGCCGGAGGCAACTGCCGATCCGGTGCCGTTGGTCCAGGTGATGACATCACCATCCGTTTTGAAATTGTTAGCCATTTGCGTTCCTCAATGAGTTAGCTGGTGGGGCGGCGTACCGCCCCGTTCAGTCCGCTGGGGATCAGGCCCCATCGTTCCAGTAGATGCCGCGATAATCGACAATGCCGACACCGAAGGGCAGTTCAACCGACCAGGACAAGCCCTTGGTGCGGAAAGACTCTTCCTGCTGGATGCGCGGGTTTTGGTTGCCGTCGAGGAACACCACTTCGATGACGGGTGCATCGGTCGGGTTTGCCAGCAGATACCAGCCAGTGGAAAGGCGTGGTGTGTCGATGACGGTGCTGATGAGGCCGTTGACCTTGTTCGGCACCAGCAGGCGAGCCGCAGAGTCCGGGTCATACTGAGATCCAGCAACCACGCGGGCAGTACCGCCCATGCTGATCGGACACAGCAGAATCGACGGCCTGATGTTCAGGTAGTCGTTGCTGTCGTTATCCATCTGCTGCGCCATGGCGACGCGGCCAGCATCCACAGTGGCGACGCTGATAGCGCCACCAGAGGTCTGGATGTTGCCGTGAGCGGAACTCAACAGGGCGTTTCCGTCCGACATATTCGGATTGGCAATCAGCTTGGCGTAAACCGCAGCTTCGATGGTGCGAGCGGCAGCGCGGCCCAAGGCAGATGCCTGGTTAGCGATCCAGTCGAAGTCATCGTTGACGATGGTTTCCGGCGTGATGCTGATGATGTTGCCGAAGCGGCTGGCCTGTACGCTTTCAGCGGTGGCGTCGCTGATCGGCATGTTGGTCAGTTCGCCTGCTTCATTGACCGCAGTCAGGTTAGCCAGCGAGCCACCGCGCAGACGCTTCCAAGCGCGGAAGTCGGACACCGAACCCACGCGGGCAATCTGCCGCCAGGTGTCGGGTGCCGTCTGATACGCCGCCAGCAGGGTCTTGTGCATGACGTTTTCCAGCAGGACCGGGAAGTCACTGGTGGTTTGGCCATTACGCAGAACCGCCTGGGCCATGCTGTCATAGCTCATGCCACGAACATTCTGGCCGGACTTTTCCAGAGACATTCTGGCGAAGTCAGACAGGCGCATGCCTCTGAACTCGTTGCCGTTGAGGTCTTCGTGCTTGACCAGACCGGCACGGGCCAGCAGGGCTTCTTCCATGCCGCGCAGGGCTTTCTCTTCATGGGTCTTGCCCATTTCGAACTGGCTCGGCGTGGCGCTGGCGTCAGACTTGGCAGCCATCGCATCCAGCACGGAGGCGCGGGCTTCGTCGATGCTGATGCCTTTGTCGATCAGCTTGTCGGCAAAGGTGTCATCCAGTTTGGCCTTGCGAACGGCGTCACGGATAGCGGCAATACGGGACAATTCCTGACTGCGAACCTGGGCGCGGATTTCGTTCGCGTCGGGTGCAACAGGGGTTTCGATTGGGTCCGGCTTTTCTTCTACCGGAGTGTTTTCTACGGGATCGGACATGGCCGTACCTCTGTAAGTTAAAGAAACAGGATGCAGTTCTTCCGAACCACGTATTTGCGCGGAAGAATCCGCAGGGATGGTTACGATGGAGAGTTCCATCGGTTCCCAATCAGTTGCCCGATACGTCGGCATGCCGCCGCGTTCGGTAGATTTTTCGACTTCGTAGGAATGCACCTGGTAGCCGACGCTGATATTTCTCAAGACGCCTGAGCGGACATCGCTGATGATGGGCGCCACTTCCTCGCGGTCGCTAAAGCGAACGAGTGCATGGCCCTCGTTGCCGTCAATCCATGCTTTCTCGACAACGCCGAGAACATCATTCAGCGAATAGCTACGATGGTTTGAAAGTAGTGGCGCTCCGTTGTTGAGTCGCTCCATGCGAATCGACTTTTCATCAACGGTTAGCTCTTCAAAGTAGGCTTGGTCTTCCCACCAGTCGTAACGACGTACTTGAGCGCCGGTCGTCCACACCAGCTCAACGGTGCGGTTTTCTTCGCTGTAGGTTTGCGACTGAACTGCTGCCCGTGTCGAAAGCATGGGCAGTTGCTTGGTTTTTTCAGGCATTGATCGCTCCGGTTTGCGTGTCGGTGGCGCTGACTTTTGGCTTGGCATCGAAGCGGTAATCGCTCTCGACAATCACGCCAGCGGCATCGAGTTTTTGGAGGTATTCGGCTTGTTCAGCCAGAACGGTGTCGGGGTCGTAGCCTTGCGAACGGATGGCCTCGGGTAGCGTCATGAATCCGGCCCTGACGGCAGTCAGTAGCGCGTTCCATTCCTTGTTCGGGTCCACCAGGGTTCTGGCGGGCGGTGTCCACTCAGCGGTGAGGTCGGTGGTGTTGACGCCTTGAATGGCAATGGTCTGCTTGAACCAGGCAAACACACCGTGACAGAAGCGCGGAATAAACAAGCCCCACTGCCAGGATTCGACGTTGCGGCCCATTTCCATTGCGCCGAGACGGGCAGAGGAGAAATTGACTTCTGACAGATTGCCGGTCAGCGCCTCGAAGGTAATGCCCAGGCCAGCGGCGACACGGCGCAAGCAGGCATCGCGGAATTGCGGGTCTTCAGCGGCGGGGGGTGGTGAGGAGAACTCAATCCGCCGCCCGCTCTTCATCATGTAGATGGTGCCGGGTTGCAGATCGGGGATTTCGTCATCCATTTCGTCAGCCATGTCGCTCGGATCGTCCGAGTACATGAAGCCCGCAAACAGGTTTTGTATCTGCGCCTTTTTCAGCATGGCGTCGTCGTAGATGCCCAGCTCGCGCAGGGTGACGATGACGGAGGCCAGCCACGGCACGCCGCGTTCCTGACCGGGCCTATCCTTCCGATAGAGATGAATGATGTCCTCTGCCGGGACGCGGGTGTATTGCGCAGGCGAGAGGTTAATCAGGTCAGAACCGGGGTGGACTTTGTAGAGGTAATACGCCACGCGACGACCGAGCGGGTCATACTCGATGCCGCGCTGAATGACGTTGTTGCCAACGGCACCGGAAAGCTGAACGGTGGTGATGCCGCTGAGGTCATCTACCAGCAAATCCGGTTCAATCACCTGAAGCTGGAACGGGACCGGGAGGTTGTCTTCTGCACGGCGGGAGCGCATGCGAATCAGGCATTCGCCGGATTCCGCCAGCGAGCGCATGGCAATGGCTTGCAGTCCATACAGGTCGTGCATGCCGTCCGCATCGCAAGCGGTGGTCTCTGCCCAGGCATTCCACAGGCTTTGCGCTTGCCGGGTGCGTAACGCGCTCGGCGCTTTGAGTTGGGCGCGGATACCGTAACCCACCGTGTTGTTGACGATGACGCCGATGCCTTTGGCCGCCCACGGGTTATTGCGGACCAGATCGCGGGATCGGTTGCGGAGTGCGCCGGGGGTCTGAATCGCGGCATTGGCATCCGTGGCGGGTGCCAGCCAGTTCGAGAGACGGGGGGCGCGAGAGCCGCCGTCATAACGGCGAACATCGGTCGTCGGACGCGGCGGGGCCACCTTATCGGCCACTACCTTGACGAAATCAATCATGGCACTCATAGCCCGCTGCTCGTCAGCGGACGCCAAGCGCGGCCACGGGCCGTTGCGGGCAACGCGACACCCAACTCGGCCTTCATCTGGTCGCGGAGCTTGGTCAGTGCCTCCAGCGATTGATACACCACCACCCGCCCGTCGATTTCAACGCGCAGGGTGCCGGAAGCGATCGCCGCCTCAATGGTGTCAAGCTGGGTTTGGGTGTATGCCATGCCGCATCATTGCGCGGCAGGCGTCAAGACTTACAGGGGGAAACTTTTTACAGAATCGCGGAGGATTTGCGGGCGTTGTGGACGGTTTGCCGGGTCACGCCCAACTTGGTCGAGATTTCTTTTGGAGAAAGTCCTTTTGCCGCTAGTTCAGCTATCTTTGCCTGTCTTGCAATATGCGCCCGCCGCGCCACATAGACTTCCTCGCCGCCGAACCGCATGCGCCATGACTGAATCTTGGCGCGAATCTCGGACACGACGCCTTCAGCCTGGGCGGCTTGCAGGGTGTCGCAGATCATGCTTTCCAGCGCGTCTATCGGATCAGCCATATTGCGCTTGGTGTCTTTCCCAGTCTTGTTGGCACTCAATGCAGCGGAGCGTGTGAGGGGCGGCTTTCAAGCGTTGCGGCTCGATCAGCTCCTGGCAGTCCACGCAGTAATCCGAGGCCCGCATAACATGCTTGCGGCGATGCTTGATGCGGTATTCCTCCAGCCACTCGGCTTGCGCCTGAGCCTTGTCGGCATCATCGGCCATCGCGGGTAGCAATCAACCGGGTCAGGGAAAGGTCAATTTCGCGGAGCGCTTTATGGATATCCCTGTATTGCTCGTCATGTTTATCGAGGTGGTCTTTGAAGGATGCCTCTAATTGTCCCAATCGGTATTCATGCTGCTGGACCGAGGCCCAGGTAATGACGGCAAAGCCCGCCAGTGTCAGCCCGATCTTCAACCAGTCGCCCATTTTTCTGCTCCTAATCCATTTCACAAGAGAGGTGAGCCATGAGTCCGTACTGTCTGAGATTCGGTGCGTGATACTCGCCATCAGGTTTATCCTCGGGGTCTTCGATTACTGCGGGATTGATGTGGCAACTGCACCCGGTTTGAGTAATGATCGCGCCCGCACATAGCCACGCAGCAGCGTATCGCCGCAATCGTTGGCGGTTACTTTGTCGCCCTGGACGTCGAGCAGGCAGTCGGTGCCGATGGGTGGCATCACCAATGTTGGGCAGGCTTTCGCGGGCTTTTGGCCGAGTGAAATGTCCAGCACTTTGTCCACCTTGGTCTGGGCGCATCCGGATAAAAAACCGAACAGCGCCAGCAGGGTGATGAAGACGCAAGCGCCGATAAAGCAGAAGGCGGCGGCAATGGCGGAATCAAGCACTTCGCGATTCATGACAGCGCCCAATACAGGACGGCAGCGAGTCCGAAGGCGATGCAGGTGACGATGCCGACACCGATCAGGATTTGATTGAGGAAGTCGTCTGTCATGACAGGTACAGCTTTCGTTCCGCATTGCGGCGGCGGGTCAGTCCAGCGAGGACGCGGCCAGCGGCTTTGTTCCAGAGCAGAAAGGAATCAGCGGCTTTCTGATAATTGCGGGCTTTGTGAAAGCGCAGCATGGACGACTTGGCCAGATTGCCGGGGCCAGCGTTGAAAGTGAACGACACCAGTGCATCGAACTGGTTTTGCGTGACTGGCGATCCAGCCAGCTGCTGAACCACAGCCCGCTCGAATTTCTGAATGTCCTTGTGGAAGTAGGCCCACGCCTGCGCTTCCGTGATCTTCATCTTTGGCTTGACTTCCGGCCCAGTGTGGCCAATGCCGATGGTCCATGGATGACCGCCCGTGCCGGGATCAGGGTAGGCGGTGAGCCGCATTCCCTCAAACTCTCGAATCAGGTTAGCGCCCTTCGGTGAGATGTTCACTCCCGGCCCTCTTTCAGCACGTCCTGAATGTCTTCCTTGCCGAGCGTGTTGAGTTCATGCGCGATATCCGGCTGGGTGTTGCCGCGGATCAGGAAGAAGACGACGATCAGCAGCGTCCACAGGGTTGGCAACAGCCATTTGCGGGTGTCTTCGTCAAAGTCCTTGCTGAACTCCATCGCGGCTAGTAGCAGCGCGACGATGTTGGTGCCGGAGTAGGTGCTGAGTCCGTACTGCTTGATGAGGTTTCCCATCACTTCACCTCAATCTGGCCGGTCGCCTTGGCGACCCAGAGGACCGTGTGAATCACCCAGTCCACCACGACATCGGCCAGGTCGCCCGCCAATTCATTGATGAGGTCCGCCGCCCGTTGATGCTTGATGGCGTTGCTGATGGCTTCGTTTGATTGCCCGACGATGAAGTTCTTGATGCGTTCGACGTTGGCCTTGTCGAGCGCCTGGTCGGTGATGGCCTCGATGACCAGCATTGCGGCCCATTTGAGAAATGCGTTCATGCGGAAACCCTCGTGAGATTTCCGCCGATTATAATACATGTTGTGGTTTGTCAATATATAAAGCACTAGATGTTGTGGTTTAGCGTGATAGGGTGCGGTTGAGTTGTTTGTCAGAGGCGATGGCATTACGCAGATGCTTGGCGAATGTCGCGCTGACATTCACGCCAGCCCGTGCGGCAATGTCCTCCAGTTGAATCACGCGGTCGTATTGGCCGGGTTTGACGAACGCCACGACCATCTGCACGGCGGTGCCTTTGCCTGCGCGGATGCGTCGATATACGCCGGGTTCCAGCCCCTTCTGGTTGCGCGTCGGAATCATGAAATAGCCGATGGCGGCGGCTCGCTTGCCGCGCCCACGGGTGATGGTGGCCGAGAAGCCCTTGCTGACACGATCCATGCGCCACGATGCCGACATGATGGCGCGGATCTCACTTAATGCCTGGTTGCCATAGGCGTCTTTGCGTGCGTTATCGGTAGCCACCGCAATGATGCCGGTGCTGATGACATTCATGGCCCGCAGCCAGCCTTCAAACTTTTTGAAACGCCGACCGCCGCCCATGAAGTGATGACTCAGTGATTGACGGAAGCCGCCATCTTTGCGCAGACCCACCCAGGCCGATGGATTGCCCTTGGTGGCTTTTTCAACCACGATGGAACGGAGGGTAAAGTTGGGCTTTGGCCGGTCAAATACCCCGCCCATTGCCTGATGCACGTCTTCCCGCACCTTGAAAGCCAGATCATTGATGGTTCGCATCAAGGCAAACGGCATCTGACGTTTGGCAACGCCCTCGAAATAGCTTTGGACGCCCTTGCTGTCAGCGGTGATCTCAATTTTCATAAAATGGCGCTCGATGTGCGTCTGGTCGCGGGTGGACGGGGTGGCGCTGTCTCGGCGTCTGGGGTGGCTTTGGGTTTGGGGGCTGAATACTGCGGGCGGGCAAAGCGCAACAGGTTGGGCTTCATGGATTCCAGCATTTTCAACGCAGCCAAGGCATAGACGAAACAGTCGAGCGCCTCGTTGCGGTCGCCGGATTTCTTCACCCAAGTGCGAGTGGTAAAGCCGGACTTGTTGACCTTGGGCACCCGCCGCTCGGCCACCAATTGAGGGAAATAGTCATCGGGTAATCCGGCTGAAAAGGCCACGTACTTGGGCAAATCAGGATCTAGGACGGACAGGCTGGAATGAATCACGTCCTTGGCCGTATCTACGCCGATGATATGCAGGCTGGCGCCGTGCTTGAGTTTCTTGCGGCTGAGTTTGGTCGGCCAAATCGGCAATGCCCCTGCCCTGCCCTTGATGGCCATGACCCGACGACCGGCCCGTTCGCCACAGAACTTGTAAACCTCCTGCGTGTGATGACCGCCCGAGTCGATACAGGCGGCGCGAATCGACATGAGCGCCCCAGTTTCGGTCATCAGCGGTTGCAGGAGCAGGTCATCCAGCGTTTGCCAGATTTTCGGTTCACCGGGATTGCCGTAAAGGCGGAGGTGATGCAGCACGCGGCTCTGGTCTTTGGCGGTGTACCCAATGATCGAGACTTCCAGGCGGTCACCCTGCACGTCCACGCCCGCCGTTATCAGCACCACGTCCTCGGGTACGTGGTCCCATTGTTCGCGCCGTGCCATGAGGCCGGATTGGTCTATCTTTTCGCCGGTGCGGTCTTCAAAACACTCGCCCAACTGAAGGTTGATAAAGGTCTTCAGCGTTTCCGGGTGATCTTTCTTGTCGAGAAATTCTTGAACAACATCGGCAAAGGTTTGCCAAGGCGAGTACAGGGCGCTGATGTGAAACCCGGCCACACGCGGATTCTGGTTATGCGCCCGCCATTCGCCTGCGGCCAGCATTTTCAGCTTGTCGGCATTCTCATAGATGGAACCGCACTCAGGACACACGGCACGCGCTGAACTGGCGTCGCCTTCATCCCACACAATCTGCGGCCACTTCAGCGTGTGAAACTCGCCGCAATGCGGACAGGGCAGGTAGAAGTAGCGCATATCGCTGCGCTCGAACTCGCGCCAGATCCGCGAGGCTCCTTCCATCGTGGGCGTTGAGGCCATCACAAACTTGCGGTTCCAGAAAGTGACGGACCGCTGACGCGCCAGAAACAACGGGTCACCTTCACTGCCAGCACTGACCGGGTAGCGGTCCACCTCATCGGCAAACACAATGCGAATGGGTCGGCTGGCCAGATCAGACGGCGCATTCGCCCCGATCATGGTGATATGGCCACCGGGAAAGGTCTTGTGGTCGATGGTGTTGCCGCTGCTACGGCTTTTCGGGTCGGCAATCAGTCGCTTGAGAACCGGGGTATCCCGCACCATGGGCGACAATCGGTCTTTGCTGAACGTCTCGGCAATCTTCACCGTCGGCTGCATGACGATGATGGGGCCGGGATCTTGATGGATATGGTAGCCGATGATGCACTTACTCAGCAGCGTCTTGCCGATCTGACTGGAGGTGCAGTAGACGACTTCCTTGATGTTGGGATCGCTGACGACTTCCAGCATCTCGCGCTGATAGGGGGCGCGGTCGGTGCGGTACTTGCCCGCTTCGGCAGAATCTTCGGGTGACAGAAACAGGTACTCATCGGCCCAATCCGCGACGGTCAGCAGCGGCGGCGGCGTGGCAATCCGTGCCGAGGCATTGGCGACCTTGTGTAGTACCTCAAGGAACGCCACTTTTGGCCACCTCCTCCAAGGCTTCACGGACCAGCAGCATGGCTTCGCGCTCGGCATCTTGCAGAGTGTCGGTGCCGACAACTTTGGAAGCCAGCCGACCGGGTAGATTGAGCAGCTTCCCCCGCATGTTGCCGATCATCGACTCCCAATGCGTCTGGACCGCATCAGCCGGGATCAGGTTCTTGCGCTTGATCTCTTCCTCAAGGCCGGCGATGTTCGCTTGGTGATGGGTAAGCCGGGCTTTTTCAGTGTCGTAGTCGTAGTCGTTCTCAACCCCGTAGATCATCGCCAGCGCCTGGGTAGATTCCACCTCGGCACCGCGCACGCCTTCGGGTATCAACTCAGAACAGCGTTTTCTGATGGTATCGCGGTGGATTCCAGTCAGTTCCGCCAGTCGGTTGATGGTTATCAGCATTTTGACGCGTTATGTGACATTGTAACTAGCGAAAGCCCGAGGTTCGCACTACCCGCCTGCTAGGTCGCCGGGAAGGACCCGCGCTTTTCTGCCGCGACCTCACCACCACAGCGCCAACAGCATCAGGCCCAACGGAATGAGCAAGAGAAAGTCAGTCATGGCTTACCTCTGATCCCTCCATCTTCACCCTGCATTCACCCAACAGCGCAAAGTACGCCGCACCGTCGATGAGGTCATCGATATGCAATTGCCCTTGCGATTCACGCGCCATCTTCACGGCCATGAGACAACGCCAGACATCTGACTCAACCCAATCTTTACCAGTCCATGCCCTGAGTATTGATGCGGCCCGTGCTGCGCTTCTCTCGCCAGTTGGCTGATCTCTGACGGCTGCTCTTTCCTTCATTGCGTCGAGTCCTGCTTGCAGGAAGTCAGCAGCATTCATAGAGCCTGATCCACCAACCACTTAGCCACTGCCACAATCCCGTCAAAGCTCATATCAACCCCTCGTTCACGCACCGTCGTCTTGATGCGATTCCATGTGCCGTCATTGCGGATGCGGTCCAGAAACTCATGGCCATGCCACGTAAGGCCTGTCGCATAACACCAGGCTGGCCCAAGCGATTCACGGCAACCACCTGTAATCAACCCTGCATCCCGCATAAGCCGCATGTGATAAGCGGCCTCATCCGGGTCAATGCCGGTCAATTCGTGGCTGCTGATCTGGCTGGCTTCATCCGGCAACTGCTCAACGGCAATCAGGATGCGTCGCACCGTGTCCCAGTTGCGTTTCATAACGATCCAAACCCCGCACGATCCAGCATCCCTTCCAACTGCTTCTCAGGCCCGTACCAGCCGGGTGGCTTACCAATCTGTCCGTCAGCGCGGCGGTATACCTTCCCATCCACAACCTTCCGCATGTTGGCCTGATGCACCGCGTTCCAGGCTTCATTCGGGTTGATGCCCATGCTGCGAATCAGGCCGATGCAGACGACGATGGTATCGACCGCCCCATCCAACACCTTCAGCATGTCGCCCTCGGCCCAGGCATCCTCGATCTCGTTAGCCTCCTCAATGATGTGGTGCTTGTAGCGCTCCATTTGATCCTGATTGATCCGGTTGACGGTTTGCCCGCCCGCCAGCATGAAATGCGCTTGATCTTCTGCCCAATTACTCATCACTGTCCCTCGTAAGGTTTACCGTCTGAATATCTACCCGTGCCTTTTGCTTGCCACGATTCTCTAGTGTCCATCGAGTTAATCAGCACGCGTTCCACGACGAACGAATGCGCCTCGCCTTCCTGTACTTTTTCCCGTGCGATCTCGGTGGCGCGCACCAGTCCGAGATTGCCAAGCCAGACCTTAGCCAGCTTTGCGCCGCGTTCGTTGAATAGCGTCAACGAATACGAATCCGTTCCGTACTTTGCTTGGCCTAATTCATCCTGCATCTCGATTCCTCTCTGTCTGATTCAATAACCCCAACAACAACGCCACCGGCATCAGCGCCACAATCGCCAACAGTGTCAGCATGACGAGCGCGGTGGATAGCATGTGGGTGAGGATGGGTTTCATCTCAGCGTTTCCCATGCTGTTGCAACCACTCTTGGAACTTGCCCATTACCAAGGGCCTTAAGTCGGTCCACCCGATCCTTTTTTTCCTCGGTTACACGAGGGATGCCATCTTCCCACCTACCATCCGCCCAACACGCCGGGCCGTGGTATGCCAAAAGTCGTGACAATGCTTGCATAGGGTTTGAATGTTCTCCGGGACATTGTTCGTTGGGTTTTGGTCTATGTGATGCGCTTGCAGTTTTCTGTCGTATCCGCACGCCTCGCATCTCTTTTTCAAATGTTTTCGCGCACGCCATGAATATCCGTGCTTCGTAAGGTCTGTTCTCGTGTTCGCACAACTCAGAGAGCAGAACCGCCGTCTCTGGAAGACTGAATAATCTTCCAGTCGCGTCCCAAATCTCTTGCGTGACATTTCCTTCCCGCAACACTCGCAAAACTTGTTCTCTTCCTGTTTCTTCATCACGACAGAACCCCATAAACCAAAAGCACATTTTAAAACGGCTAATGGGGTTAACCGCTGTCCACGAATCCGGCCAGCCCATGAGTTTTTCAACCCACGTCGGATTCAGGCGCATCGGCGGGGTCTTCTGGCCACGCTGGTAGGCTTCCCGTTCCACCGTGTAATCCAGCCGGTCGTCCGTGTCGGCCCGGTTGTGATTTGGACTCCAGCGTTTGTGCTGAGTCGCTGTTGCTGTCGGCCACATCACCTGAGCCTCTAGTCCTCTGTTTGAGCTGATCCCGTTTGGACGCATGTGACGTACTGATCCGGTCGATGTCTGGTATAGATTCCCGCCTGTGATCGGCTTCGCATCTTGAGCGCATGGAGTAACCCACAATCCACATCCTGTCCCGCTTGTGAGGTGCGCCGGTTTCTGCCGCTGATATGCAGCCCCATTCCGCATCGAACCCCAGCGAGGCCAAATCTCCAAGGACGGTTCCAAGTCCTCGAATAGCGAGCATTGGGCTGTTTTCCACAAGGACGTAGCGAGGTCGTACTTCGCCAATAATCCGGGCCATTTCTGACCAGAGTCCTGACCGTTCACCGCTGATGCCTGCGCCTCTTCCGGCGGCGCTGATGTCCTGACACGGGAATCCGCCAGTGACAATATCCACGCATCCAGCCCAAGGTCGCCCGTCGAATGTGGTGATGTTGTCCCAGATAGGGAACGGCTCAAGGCATCCGTCATCCTGGCGCTGCATGAGTACCCTGCGACAGTAGTCGTTGATTTCGACGGCACAGACCGTTCTCCAGCCGTTGAGGATGCCTCCAAGGATTCCGCCGCCAGCTCCTGAGAAGAGTGCAAGTTCATTCACGCCGCCTCCCCAGCAATCCGCAACACGTCATCCACTGTTGCCACGATATGCACAACGCCGCGCCACTTACCGATGAACCGCTCTTGGTCATCAGTCAGCTTTCTTGCGCTGGGTGGCTTGTTGCCGTCTTTCACTTCCACAAGCGCCGTGTGCCCGTTCTTGGCCACCAGCAAATCTGGCACTCCCTTGCCGATGCTGTGCAGATGCGTGACAGAGAACCCGCACTTTCTAAACGCGCTGACGATCTCTTCCTGGTTGGCATCCACTCTGGCTTTTCGGGGCATGGTTAGAACGGGATGTCGTCGTCATACGGCACTGCCGAAGGGGCTGCACCGATAGTCGTCACGCTTGCAATGGGCGCAGACGTGGCTGGTGTAAACCCGCCCTGCCCGTCCCTTTCCTTGGGCTTGAAGAAGTTGACGCGAACGCCCCGGTCCCCCGGACAACCAGCCGGGTTGAACCACTTCTCCAGAATCAAGCACTGCCCGCCATCCTCGAATTGCAGGACGGCCCCGACATTCACCCAGTTCTTCTTGGTGCTGCCATCGCGGGCCTGATATTCGCTAGTGGCGACTGCCGCGTCATAAATCTTCTGTGCTGCCATGTGTTACTTCCAGTGGTTTGAATCGAGAATGAGTCCGGTGTCATCCTTCACGCGAATGCGCCGGATGTCGCCGGGTTGCTTGAAGACCGACGTAAAGCCCGCCAGAAAGTCAGCCATGTCGGGATGGTGGTTGCGCACGTAGGCTTTCTCTTCGCGTTGCTTTTGGCGCTTGGGTTCACGTACCGAATTGACGGTATCGGTCAGGCGATTGAGCCGCGCCGTGATATCGACTAACTCACCCATGCGCGCACTGTCCGCATCGTCATGTCAAAGTCGCTTTCAATCCGGCCCGCGTTCGCCTTCAGCCAATCCTTGAAGCGGCCCTCTTCGCGCAGACTGGCCAGATGCGCTAATCCAACCGCCTTGCGCTGCGCCCGGTGTTCTTCCGGTTCTGGCAGGCGTTGGTAGATTTCATGCGCCACCTCGCGAATGGGTCGGCATAGCGTCCGAAACTGCGGCAACGTCGGAGGCCATTCGGGTTCCCACGTCATGCACGCCACCAGCCCGGTGCGTAACTCTTCCGGCGTCATATCCACCAATCCAGCCAGCCATGTTTCGGATGGCAGCGCCCCGTAGGACGAGATCCACTTCTGGCCGAAGGTCGCGGACATGTGCTGCCATAGCCGGTCAATATGCGACTGCCCAATAGTCGCCCGATCCAAGTTCGATGAAGTCGTCTGGCGGAACGCCTGGGCCAGCCGGTTGACGGGCGGCGTCTCGTTCGGCAATGGCCCTCGCGACTTTTGCGGGAGCCGAGTTGTCAGTTCGCTGATGGGTTGCATGGTGTGCTCCGTTGCGTGGTTGTTGCCCATTCCTTTGGGTTTGCCCATACGCCGCGCTAGTCGCCGGTTTCGGGATTTCCTGGTCATGCTCGTCCTGCCAGCCTTTCGCGTTCAGCCACGTCGAGGCGTTCGGTGTGTACCGTTTTTCGCCTGTGAATCGTGTGTCCGAAGTCATGGCCCGCTGTAAGCCGAGGAGGATTTCGGCTAACAGTTGCTCGTTCGGTTTGAGTTGCGCGAATGTTCTCTCGGCCTGTCCCTTCGAGAGCTTTTTCGGGTATGCCGCCCAGAAGCGTGCGAAGAGTTCGCTCGCTTCGCGTTTGGGGGGTTTGGGGGGTATCTCTATCTCTATTCCTGGTTCTTTTATTGGATTGAGTACGGTTTTCCGTACCGGTTCTTGTCGGTTTTCCGTACCGGTTCGGTTTTCCGAACTGGTATGGTTTTCCGTACCGGTTTCCAGCCCAACAAGGACGTAATGAGAAGACGCGCCAAAGGCCCGCGAGACTTCCACGAGTCCTAGCTTTTCAAGGTCACGAATAGACTCAGGGATGGTCGTCCGATGACACCCGGTCTTCTTTACCAAGGTGTTGAGGGATGGGTTGCACTGCCCAGTCTCTTTGTTGTGGGCGTCAGCAAGCGCAAGCAACACAATTCGCCGGGTCACGGAAATATCATTCCGCTCATGGACAACATCCCAGGCCCAGCGTGTTGCTTCGTAACTCACCTATGCCGCCCTCGACTTCGCCAGCCATGATTGAACGGCTCGAAACTCTCCTGGTGTTAGGGCGGTGAGTAGTTCGCAGACGGCAGAGATACGCGAGTCTGCCTTGAGAGCCACCGTGATGGCGTCTAGGGCTGATTCAGGCGTGCGGATAGGTGGTGGTGACGGTTTGCGGAATCCGGCCTCAATTGCCGCAGCATTGGCCGTCATATCTCCACTGATAACCTTTTCGTAGAGGTCCGGCCTATCCCGCTTTAGCCGGCGTTTCCAATGGTCTGCTGTTCCCTTCTTTGTAATGGTTGTATTGCAACCTTTTTCTGAAGGACGCCCAACACTCCCAAGCTCCCCTCGATTCTCCTCCAGCGCCCGGACGCACTCGGCATCCTTGCGGCAGAAGTAAACGAGGTCATCGTATGGAGTTTCCAAACCCCACCATAGCTTGTACTCAACAAGTTCACGAAATGACACAAATGACGATCCGTCCTGCTTAGTGTGACTAAGCCAGCACTGATCCTCGATCATGTTCTTGATAACCACTGGCAACGTCCCGAATAGGGACTGGTCGCCATTGATAAGGATGCGTTGGGCTTCCTTAACGGGATCAGGCTGCTTCATGGATATCCACCTGCTTCAGGATTGATTCCAGCAAGCCAATGGCCGCATCAATCTTGGCGATGTCGTGGTTATCAAACAGGTCGTCCACGCTGTTTACGCCGATTGCCGCAAATACCCGAGAATGCACCAATTTGAAATCAGGCTTGTCGGAATTCATTTTTATAGCCACGCGGCGCGCCAGGGTGTTGTAGGTTTTGCGCTTCTGCATTTTCTGGACATGCAGCGGCATACCCGCGCCCGAGTCCGGTTCTGGTTGTACGCCGGCCTTTCGCAAGATATGCGCAATAGCGGCAACGGATACGTTTGATAACTGCCGATCGCCACGCTTGAAGACTTCGGCAAAGTTGATTTCCAGTGCGGCAAACTGTTCGCCCAATGACGAAACGCCGCCGCCATCTTCATGGGTTGAGCCGATGGCCGTGAAATTAGACGATGCCTGCTGTTCGCCGCGCTCTCCTGGTTTGCGCTCCTTCTTCAGCTTCATCCCGGCATCAGCTTCTTCCGAGATCCGATTGGCAAACTCAACCAAGCGCGGGAACTTGGCCATGTAGACGGTGGCATCCTCTGAGGCAGAGGGATCTTCGACGCGAACAACTCGCCCAACAACCTGGCGAAACAACAACTCAGTGCCGGGGTACGATGCCAGCACCAACACCCGCAACCGCTTAATATCGACGCCTTCAGAAATCTTGCGGACAGCCACGATCCAACGGTCCTGACTCTTACGGAAGCGTTCAATTTTGGCGTTTGCGTCGGGATCGTCATGCTTTACGATGACTGGATCGGTTCCGGTGATTTCCCGCAATGATTTGGCAACTTGTTCAAGGTGCCTGTCGTCATCGTCAGAAGTTCCAGGGCGGCAAATGACCAAGCCACCCGCATTCACATCGGCTATGCGATATTCATCAAGCTTTTCATCGGCCTTGGCCAAAACAGTATTCAGCCACTCAGCATCGCGCCTAAATATGACGCTTGAAACCTTTGCAACCTGCTCCTCTTCAGCAGCAGAAATCATGACGCTCTGCTCTTGCTCATCAAGGATGTATTCCGCAACGCCATCATCGTGGATAAACAACACGCGACGGCAGACGTCCTCGGCTACTGCCTGCTTGTAGGCATAGGCAAAATCAGCAACAGCTTTTCCGCCGTCGTAACGAACAAAAGAGATTTGTCGGCCATCACCACGAAACGGGGTGCCAGTCATGCCGAGAATCTTGGTGGCTATACGCCCGCATGACTCAGCAGCCGATCCCCAGGTATTCTGTTCGGTTGCGTGGTGTATTTCGTCAAAGATGAAAAACAACCGCAGGCCATTTCTTGCCCACGTTTCAAACGTGGTCGTCATGTTTGGCAGTTGGGCATAGGTGATGACAGCGCCAGAGAATTGTTTAGGTGCTGCCCTGCCCTCTTTCAATACAGTCGTGATCTCGACGCCGGCCTTGTGAAAGTCGCCAAGAAATCCAGCCGACGCATCGCCCTTCAATGCCGTTGTAGGAACCACGCACACGACAAAATCCACCATCTCGTTGTCCAGAAGATGTTGGGCGCACAGACCTGAATAAATTGTTTTGCCTGCTCCTGGCGTTGCTTCCAATAGAAAACAAAGGCCACGCGATTGCGTGAATCTGTCAATCGCTTCAACCTGCCAGCCTCTAGGCGTGATAAGTCCCATTGAATTACCTCGATGAAGTTCAACATGGCAACGGCGACACAACGCCACTGCATTGGTGAGAGACGTTAGGCCGCCATCGGCATAACGCTTGACGTGATGCGCCTCCCAGTCATCTAGGAGATCGCCTCGACATTTGGCGCACCTTCCATCTGCCACCAGATAAAGGTGCTTTCGATCTTGTTTTGAAAAGCAGCGATTCATGCCCACGAACCTGTTCTGATCCGATGCGGGCTGTTATGCGGCCCACTCTCAATCCCCACCTGAAATCGCCTCGGCAGCGCGTCGCAAATCATCTCGACGGCCATGCGTTCCGATGACTTGTGCAAGTCCAGGCGCTGGCAAATGTCGTTTACCAGCATCCCGGCACGGCGCAGGCTCACGACTTGCGCCCGTAGTTGCACGTCAATCGGCATCGGGCCGCGAAATCCACCGTGCTTGCGCCCTTTCCGCATCGCCTAGTTCTTCACCAGACGCATCGGTTGCGCGGGTGGGTTGCCCTCAATGAAGTCGCACTTGTCATTCATGCCGCCGACTTGGCGGATGTAATCGACTTCCACCTTCGCGCTGGCGACCAGGGTTTGCGCCAGGTTGTTGATGGCTTGCGCCTGGTGAATCTCGATTTCGCCTGACTTCAGCATCTCGATGGCTTCAAACAGGTGGTTGCGCAAATCAGGCAACTTGTTCTTCATGGGTGTCCGCCCTCTTCTTGTTGTTGATAATTCGATTCAGCACGCCGCGCAGTTGGATGACGGCATTGAGTTCTGGCGGCAGACGGTGGCGCGTGTTACGCAGCATCAGTTCGGCACGGGTGACGAGTAGCAGGTTGTCCAGGGTGATGTTTTGCTTGTTGCCATCGATAAAGATGACGGCATGACCGGGCGGCAATGGCCCGTTGACGGACTCCCACAGGATCAGGTGGACAGCGCGGTAGTTCTTCACGCCTTGCAGGTCGGTAATTTTGCGTTCCAGGTAGCCGTCCTTGCTGATGCGTTCAAAACCAAGCGGCTTCCAGTTTTGTGGAATCTGGCCTTTCTTGAATTGCGTCAATTCGCAGCCTTCACCACACCAGCCCTTCTTGCCCTTGTTCCACGGTGTCTGCGCCGAGTGAAAGCGATGCGCCTTGCCTTTTTCCGACAGGTTAAGATTTGTGCGGGCCTGGACGCGGGCCTTGTATTCAGGGGACTTGTGCAGGTTCAGCAGGAAGGCGTGGTTGTAGATTGAGTCGATGGACCGGCCAAAATGTGCAGCCAGTGCAGGCGTGTCCATGTCTGGATAAAGCCGGATGAACTCGGCGGATTCTGCGTCCGTCCACCAGCGTCCCGTCTTGATGTCCAGCTTCTTCGCCCGGCCACGAATACCCATGATGGAACGGCCCATCAGCACGGCCAGGTCACTCGTCGGCATCTGCCCGTATTCACGGCGCAGCAGGTCGTCTTCTTCGGGTGTCCAAAAGCGGTGTCTCATGCCGCCTTTCCCGTCTCGGCCCAATACTCGAAGCGATAGCACTGAATCGGACAGGCCGCGCAGCGTTCCCGCCGAAAGCAGGTTTCGCATGGGGATGGTGTTTCTTGTTGGGTGTCTTCCTTCACGCCATCACCTCAAAAAGATCCCGCCGTCTGTCTGCCCGACGGGGAGTGAGGAGAGAAGGATCTGCCGATACTGATCCGCCTCGGCAGCAGGGCGGTGAAAGGGTGGAAAGCCCTGTGCCAGAATGCGAATTCTCAACAACACATTCAGAAGGCTTTCCATGGAAAACAATGCAACAGCGGCGATGCTCGACCTGATGAAAGACATGCAGCAGGTCATCCTTAAACACGAGCGGGAGCTGCGTGTGACACAGGCCATACTCACGGCTTTATCCCGCCAAGGAGAACTTGACCGAGAACGGCTTCTGCTTGACGCAGACGCTGCTCTAGGTAGTCAATACGACACACTAGAGTCATCACATTGGTCTCGATCGCATCAAACCGAGGCAATGAAGACCCTGTACCAGTGGTTAGGCCACCGATCCGCGTAAGCCTTTCATCCAGAGCCAGCATCTTGTCTGTGATGGTCGTCGCGACCATGCCTGCTGGTTTTGTCACGGCTTTAAGCTCGGCAGTCATGGCCTTCAATGCTGCAACCTGGTCAGCGTCTTCAGCGCTCACGTCCGCAACCTCAGCTCTCTCTTGATGGCTGCCAGTTCTGTCGTAACCTGAGCCAACAGCGATTTGAGCGTTTCAACCTCGGCCATCCATGCGCGCTTGCAATGTGGGCACGGCTGCTGTTCTAGGCTGATCAATTCAGGCCCATCCCTTCCTACCAAGGATTCATCGTTCATCAGCCCATCCCCAAATAAAAAAGCCCCACGGGAGCGCGGCTCGACCGGGAGGCAGGTAAGTAGTTGTACGAATAGCGCAGGGCGCGCTGGGGTGGGAGTATGGTCATGCGGCTTCAGTTGACCGCACGATGTGCCAAGGAATCTGAGGGCAAAGTTCCTCAGCTTTCACAAGACCGCCCGTGATGGACTCAATAACCGGCGCGTACTCTGGTGGGACGTTGCGTCTACGGCACCAGTTGTTTACAGCCTGTGCGCTGGTCCCTAGCTGACGAGCAAGCTCTGATTGCCCCCCGACTGTTTCGATTGCTTTTTGAAGTGCGTCCATGCCCTTATGGTACACACCACGTTTAGACAATTCAACACACAGCGTGTATCAACACCTTGTTTAATCGGCATACCATCCCAACATTACAACCAAAGAAACTTTTTGAGACATGGGCGTGGATTACGAACGACTGCTTAAAGCAGCAAAAGAACTGAAAGGTTGGCAAGCTGCCGCTGAAATATCCTCTGGGCTATCCAAGGGTGGATATGAGGTTTCAGCGCAAACCCTGACAAATTGGTCATCAAGAGGCGTCAGCAAAGAGGGTCGTTTGAATGCCTCTCGGATCATTGGATGCCGGCCTCTCTGGATTGAGACAGGCGATGGTGAAATGGTTGATGCGCCAAACGTCAATCTCGGCCTCAAGCTTTACCCAGACAGACGCGGCTATCCAATCATCAGCCCAATTCAAGCGGGACACTGGCGTGAGATCGTTGACAGCTTTCCGCGTGGTGGTGCCGATGAGTACATCATGGGGTCAAACACCTATGGCAAGCACACCTTCGCGCTCCGCATCACGGGGAACAGCATGGAGCCGGAGTTCAAGGAAGGCGATATTGTGGTGATCGACCCGGATGTAATGCCTTCACCAGGCGATTTCGTGGTCGCGAAAAACCACGAGGAAGCCGCAACATTCAAGAAATACCGGCCCCGTGGCATCATGGATGGCAAGGAAGTCTTTGAGTTGATCCCGCTGAATGAAGATTATGCGGTCATGAGGTCGGATCAGCAGCCAATACACATCATCGGGACAATGATGGAACACACGCGCTATCGGCGCTAACAATCAAACGAGGGGGATATGAAACACATTGCATCACTTACGCTGGTCGCGATGCTTTCTGGTTGTTCTACAGGCAACATCATGGTCACTGTCAACGGTGAGCCAAACGCCGCCGCCAAGCTGAAACAGCAAACAATTTCAACGGCCACCAAGCCTGATGCAAGTTTGATGACTAAGGCTGCCGAGAAGTCGGTTCAGGCCGAACTAAAGCGAGAAGGCTTCAAGGTAATCCCAAAAGGTGGCGTAATCACGATGGATGTCAGCATGGACAGTGCCGGATACGGCGTTGAAAGCAGCAAGACATTTGGCCCAGTTTTCACATCTGCTGGCGAATACAACACGTACAACAAGCAGATCGGCATTGAGGAGCTGAGGCTGTCTGCATCTGAACAGGGCAAACCATTCTGGCAGGCAAAAATTAGCGGAAGCGGAGAATACTTGAACAGCGATATCCAACCCGGATGTATACGCGAACTTCTTCGTAACCACATAGATGAGAACACAACTCAAGAGGAGCGGTGCTACAAGCCTTGGTGGCCATAAATCTATGTTGGCAAAACCAATGTAGTCATTTGAATTAGCACTCAGACCCGCTCCGGCGGGTTTTTTTTGCGCTTCGCAGTACACATCATGTTGACTTACACTTAAACGTGGTGTTTAATTCTCCCAACGCCGCAGAGACGGCATCAACCGGAGAACCCCATGACCACCCAATCAGAAAAATTCGCCTTCCTAATCATAGCCATCGGCCTCCTACTGGCCGGTTACATGGACGGACAAGACGCCAAGCTGATGGAAAAGCCTATTCAGGTGGCTTGTGTGACTTGCGCCGGTGGAGTTGGACGGTGAAACCAGAAACGATACGCAAGCTGAGCTGGCCGGTCCTTGATGAAATGCCCGATGGATGGCGAATTGACAAAACGGCAGGCAGCCCGATGGCTGGCTGTGTCTTCATAACGAATGGTAGGAGCGTTATTGCAGGCCAGAAAAGAGCCTTACTAAAGGTACGCAAACAGCAGCCTATTTTTCTGAATGATGATGTAGTGCCGCGATTTCAGATTAATAGTCCAAAAAAACAGCCGGAAAAGGAAAGCCCAGAAACGGCCAGAACTATGAATGAACTGGCGCGAGCTAGCTTCAAGAAAAAGCTATTGGAAGACATTCTTGTTGATCTGATGATTTGCGAAATTCAAGGGTGGAGCAAACGCGAATACATCAAAGAGCTGCGTGAGCTGATAAACGGAATAGCGGTGAATAACAATGTTTGATGCAGATTATGGCCCGTATCGCGGAGACCCCCGCGACCCGAGATACGACGACAGCGAAGACCTCGCCCGCGAGGAATGGGAATCAGAAAACACCTATGCCGAGCGCATTGGTGAAGACGCGGTGGAGGAGATCCTTTACGCGCTTGAGAACTGGTCGGCTGCTGAAGCCGCCCGCGATCTGAAAAAGGCCGTCGATGCGGCTTGGGAACAAGAAAAGAAAAGACAGGAGGACTAAACATGAGCGTCATTGACCTATACGGCTTGCGCCTTAAACAAGCCAAACCCGCATTGACCATTTGGAGCTGGCGCCCACGCTTTCACGGCGACATCGTGCGACGTGGCCGCAAGGCTTACCAGATTGTGGAGAAGGTCGGCTTCTTCAGCTACCTGGCCATTCCCTACAAGTGGCACGCGCACCGATGAGCGGTCTTATTAACCGACTGATGGATTGGGCCGGGCTGACTGACTTGGAACAACGCCACAAGCAATGGCGCAATCAGCAGATCAGCCTGGAACTGGAAGAGCTGCAAACAGAATGCGCTCAACTAGCCGCCCATATTGGGCGGTTGCAGGCGGAAAAGGCAGAACTAGAGCAGGAGTTAAACCGTGCCCATTAGACACGACTTTACAAACGCTGAATATCACGCGCATCCCGCCATCAGCAAAAGCGGACTCGACAAGATTGACCAGTCGCCCGCCCATTACCGCGCCTGGTTGGAATCACCCCGCGAAACCACCCCGGCCTTGACCTTTGGCAGCGCGGCCCATGCCTACCTGCTGGAGCGCGATGTGTTTGACGAATCCTATGTCGTAATGAGCGAGAAGATTGACCGCCGCACCAAGGCCGGAAAAGAAGCTTGGGAAGCGTTTCAGGCAGACGCCAATGGCCGCGAGGTGCTGACACTGGATGACATGGCCACCCTGGCAGCGATGAATGCCAGCGTCGGCCAACACCCTATCGCGGAAGAACTACTGGATAGCGGCGCGGGCAAGGCCGAGGTGTCGTTTTTCTCGGAACTGTGGGGGGTCAACGTCAAATGCCGCCCGGATTGGTTGCGCGAGGATGGCATCGTCGTTGACTTGAAGACCACCGACAACGCGGGGCCGAATGCCTTTGCCAAGTCGTGCGCGAAATGGCGCTACCACGTCCAGGCGGCGTTTTATTCGGACGTGCTGGCCAATGAAGGGATTGACGTGAAGGCGTTTGTCTTCATCGCGGTTGAGAAAACCGCGCCGTATGCGGTGGGCGTCTATGAGTTGGATATGGACTCACTGGAGGCGGGCCGCGAGGCTTATCAGCGCAATCTGGATACCTACAAACGCTGCATGGACAGCGGCCGCTGGCCTGCCTACAGCAGCGCAATCGAAACCCTAACCCTGCCACGCTGGGCGATCCAGCAGGCCGCATAACACCCAAGGATAACATCATGAGTACCACTGTTGCAGAACTGAAAAATCGCACCGCCGCACCCGTTAAAAACGACTTCCCGTCATTGCTGGAACGCTTCAAGCCGGAGATTGCCCGCGCTTTGCCGAGGCATCTTAATGCTGACCGCATGAGCCGCATCGCGCTGACCTCATTCCGGCGTAATCCCGGCCTGGGCAAGTGCGACCCATTGAGCGTCTTTGCAGCCGTGATCCAGGCCGCGCAGCTTGGGCTGGAGCCAGACACGCTAGGCCGTTCGTACCTGATTCCGTATGGCCGCGAGTGCCAGTTCGTTCCTGGCTGGAAAGGCATGGTGGATCTGGTCAACCGGACTGGTAACGCCACGGTTTGGACCGGAGCTGTGTTTCAGGGCGATGAGTTCGATTACGCGCTGGGTGATTCCCCTTTTGTGCAGCACAAGCCATCCGGTGAATCCGATCCCGACTTGCTGACGCACGTCTACGCCATTGGTCGCGTCAAGGGTAGCGAATGGCCGGTCATTGAAGTGTGGCCGATTGCCCGCGTCAAGAAGCACCGCGACCGTTACAACAAGGTCGGCAATCGCCACTACAGCCACCAGAACTGGGAAATGTACGCCCGCAAGGTGGTGCTGTTGCAGGTCATCAAGTACATGCCAGCAAGCGCCGATCTTGCGGCTGCGGTGGCGCTGAATGATGCGGCTGAAGTGGGTCATCAGAATCTGACGGTGCAGGATGCGATTGATGGGACATGGACGGTAGAGACGCAGACGGAAGGTGTGGACGTTGAAACGGGCGAGATTTTGCAATGACCACATATGCCAGCCTGACTGATTATCCCCGCATTTTTGAAAAAACCTATTGGGGTAGATTTGATGGTGATGACCCGCCTCACGCTATCATTGAAAACAGAAATATGATGGTGCGTGAGTTTGGCATAGTCAAAAAAAGCGAAATAGCAAATTTTGTTATTCCTGTTGGGCAAGAATGGGATCACATGGAGTGTTACAAAGTCTACGACGGGCTATATCTTGTCATCAATAGCCCATATATTGATTGCGATGAGTTCATGCGCGGCGCTGGATTCAAAAGACTTCCATACCGTGTTTATTCAGAAGCAGCTTTAACTTATTTCAGACTGTTTGATTCATCTGAATTCAAAAGTTGGGTAAAACTGCATCAGCCATTTTGGTCATGACCGACGACGAAACCAAGCCGCGCTATGGCAGCGTTTACGCCAGAGGCTATTACGACGGCCTGCGTGCGGCAGGTGTCGCCAATCCCTATGAGGTGCGATTTGTGAGTACAAAACCAAAGAAAGAACTAGACAGCCTCAATGCAGCATTGAACATGGCATCCAAGCAAGGAAGCACATCACCCTCAAATCAGGCGTTTAAGAAGCCGTCTGAGATTACTCAGGCGCGATTCACCAGCGTCTACAACGGACTGAGTGTTGTGCTTCAGAATCTTTATGAATGCGTGCCAATCACTGACCGATGGACAGTTGAGCAAGTTGCTAGCGAATTTAGCCGGAAGATAGGAACCAAGCCTGCATCTGAAATCAGGAAGATGCTCAACACGCTCGACTCAAACGGGCTGGTGATTAACGATTCAGGGTTGTTTAGGCGGGTAAAGGTGTCTGGGAATCCATCGTCGCTCAATTTGGCTAAGACGACTGTAATCACAGAAAAAAACGAAAAAGCACGTTTAGAAATTTACCAATTAACACCAGCGCGTAATGTTATGGACATACTGTCAAAGATTGCAGCAAACGCCAGAACTTTGGCAGGTGACATGAAAGCCCTGGCCACCGAAATAGACGATGCCGCGCTTGAGATTGAGCAAGAGTTTCAGAACAGCGAAGCCAAGTCAGAAAAGCTTAAGCAGTTGCAACTGTTGCTGAAAGGAATCACGGACTGATGGCCACGCTAATCCATCCCGTCCCCAACCCCGGCACCCGCTACGGACGCTGGCAGGTCATCGGCGGCGAACGCCACACCAGCGACAAAACGCGGATCAGGCAGACGCTATGCCAGTGTGAATGCGGAACAAAACGCTGGGTTGCAATCATTGCATTGCGCCGTGGCAGCAGCAAATCCTGCGGCTGCCGCGTGAAAGAGCGCCACGCGGCGTTCATGAAGCGCAAGGCTGCGCTACCGAAGAGTTTCAGCCAATGAGTTACGGGCGGCGGGAACCTATTTTTAACGGTTCAATAAAACGACCGCTGCCCACCCTTTTATGGCCGGGTACTACCCTTAATTTGGGTGGGCAGATTGATCTCTCCCGGCCACCCAAACCCCGCGCCAGCCGGTAGCTGGCCGCGCCGGATAGCGTACACCGGATATGGAGAGTGGCAACCAAAAAACAAACAGCCACACGGTGCCCGCCACGATGGCCGACGGGAATCTGACGCAGACCAGATTTGAAGGACGCTGCCGGGTTGCATGGCCCGTCCTGTTAAGTCGCACACACTTGCATCTTGTCGCCAAGACGACACTGGCAGGGGAATCACCGCGCCGCAGCGACTGGTAATCGTGGGCAGCACTATTTACAGGAAAGAAAAATGCTTTGTGAAATATTGGAGGTAGAGGAATGAGATGCCCTATATGCGGGAGTAAAGAATGCTGCGGCGGTGAAATAACTGAGAAAGTTGACCGGCAGCTAAACGCATACAAGACGCTGGTTGATAGCCTGGAAAATCGGATTAGCTCTCATAGAGGGCGTCAGAAGCAATATGAAGAAGCCGTAACCACGCTCGCGTCTGAACGCGAGTGCAACGCTATACTGACCAAAGCACTTGGAACGGAGTCTCCTACCACTAAATTGACCGTGAACGCTGGAGAGCTACCGGCTGGCATTTTCTCCAGCGCCGGTATAACACCCCACACTTTCGTTACATTCGGGAAACAGGATAATCAAGAGATCATGAGGCTGGACAAAGATGGAATGGTATTTATGGGTGAGCGCATCACAGACGCGGGTGAAGCCTACGCAGCGTGGATGAAAACGATGGCAATGATGCAGGGGAAATAAATATGGAAGCTACGATGTCTTTTGTGGCTGGATTTATATTGGGCGTTACAGTGGCCATTGTAGGTGGCATCAAAATAGGTGAAAGCTCACTCTATAGACAATACTCCTGCACAGAATCCGCCATCGTCAACGGGGTGACTGAGTGTATTGAGTACAGGAGAAAAGAGAAATGAGAGCGTTCCACTTAGAGGCAGCACTAGCCGGACATCCGGTACAAACCCGTGACGGACGGCCTGTGACGCAGTTGGTGAAGTTTGACCTTGGCCTTTGCGAGATAGTCGCTGGAGTATTGGAGGGGGATGTGCATCACTGGAAGTTGGACGGCACGTTTAATAACTATAGCAGCGCGTCTGACCTTTTTATGGCCCCCATCAAAAAGACCGGGTGGGTTGCGAGGTATTCTGATGGTATGACTAGCCCTTGGGTGAGAGAAACGGAAGAGACAATAAGAGACGCTCATCCAGGCGCACTCAGCTACCACCAGATCGAGTGGGAGGATTGACAATGAACAATAAAATTGACTGCTCGGCCCCCATAATTACGCGTGGCAAGCTTTTTCAACCGACGCCAATACTCAGATTCGTTGAACGCTTGGTTCCGAGAGGTGAGCACACTGATATAAAGGTTAGAGTCCTCCAGCAGCTATGGGCTGACATGAATTCACAAGAATCAGAGTGGCGAGATGTGCCGCTTGAGGAGGAATAATGGATTTTCATAAAACCTACGGCATGGGCGGTTTGATGATAACTGCCGCATTTCGGTACTGCCTTGGCAGGCGCACCTACATAGCTGGAGAATGTGTTGATTGGATACTCGCCAACTGGAACGACTGGCCGGAAAACGTGCAGACAATCATCCAACGAGACTTAGAGCAGGAGTTCGAGAGAGCCGAGCAGAATCCAGACTGGAATCCGCTCGGCGATGACTGCGACAAACGGGAATGGGAAAAGGTGAGAGCGTTGTGGAGAAAATAAATGACCACTGAAGAAAAGTTGGAATACCTGATCGAGAAAATCCGCGTGATGAACCAAGCGGTCGATAACGCAATGCCCAGTGAAGTGCTGCTGGAACTGCGGCGGACTCAGCAAACGATAGAGGGCTGGGACAATGCGCCTGCTGAATGACGTGTCCCGCTGCCTTGGCTCACTGGAAGAGTCGGGAATCTACCGAATCTGCGACCGCCGCCAATCCTGCGCCCGGTATGTGCAGAGGAATGCCGGTGGGGAACGAACGCCGATCACCAACATGATTTGCCGGGATGGAATTGATTTGTATATACAGGAGGAGCCGAATGGAACCGTTCTTTCTGACGGATATTGAGGTGGCCCAGCTAACCGGCCTGAAGCGCAAAAGCGCCCAGGTTAAGTGGCTACGCGGTTCCGGCATTCCGTTTCGGGAGAATGCCGCTGGTCGCCCGATTATTTGCCGGTCGGCTCTTGATGGCGGCAAGCCACAGCCGATATCATCCAGTGAGTGGTCGCCTGCGGTGTTGAGGTAAACGATGGGACGCAAGCCAAGCAAGAAAGCCAAGAATCTGCCGCCACGGATGCGGGCCAGGGCCAAGGCTGGAGGTGTCCTTTGGTATTACTACGACTGCGGCGGCAAGCCACGCAAGGAAATCCCGCTAGGCAATGACTATGTGACCGCCATCCAGAAGTGGGTCGAACTGGAAGCCGCGCCCAAGTCTGTAGCGGATTCTATGAAGACATTCCCCGCCCTCTGGAACCGCTACGTCCGTGACGAACTCGACAAGCTATCCGCCGCCACCATTCGCACCCATCGCAGCGATATTAAGCATCTGCTGACGTTCTTTGGCGATCCGCCGGCACCGATTGAGCAAATCAGGCCGCTGCATATCCGCCAGTTCCTGGACTGGATGAAGGACAAGAAGACCACTGGCAACCGCTGCAAGCGCTTATTTTCCAACCTCTGGAACCACGCCCGCGCCTGGGGCTGGACTGATTTAGAGAATCCATGCGTCGGCATTACCGGCCATGCCACCGGGTCGCGTGATGTCTATGTCACCGATGCCGTCTATCAAGCCGTTTGGGAATGCGCCACGCCACCGATTCAGGATGCAATGGATCTTGCCTACCTGACCGGCCAGCGCCCTGCCGACGTGCTGAAAATGAGCGAGCGGGACATTGCTGACAACAGCCTACCCATCAAACAGCAAAAGACCGGCGCAAGGGTCCGCATCCGCATCCAGGGCGAACTGGAAGCGCTTATCAAGCGCATCAAGGCTCGAAAGAAAGGCTACAAGGTTTGGGTAACGGCATTGCTGGTTCAGATGAATGGCAAGCCGCTGACACCAATGACGCTGCGGAATGGTTTTGTTGCTGCAAGAGACGCCGCCGCAGAAAACAACCCAGACCTTGCAGAAAGCATTCGCGCGTTCTGGTTTTACGATTTGCGAGCCAAAGCCGCCGATGACGTGGCTGAAATATCAGGCGAATCCGCCGCCCAACAACTCCTCGGACACACCGATGGAAGGACCACCGCGAAGCACTATTTAAGGCGTGGGAAGCTGGTTGACCCGACCCGCTGAAGGTGCAAACGCGGACCAGAGCGCGGACCAAAGACGACAATCATTCTCGAAAGGCCCTGCAAGCCGCGTAAATGCTGGAGCGGGTGATGGGAATCGAACCCACGCTATCGGCTTGGGAAGCCTACCCGAAAATCCCTACACGACGCGGCTTTGATCGCTGTTTCTGGTCCGCAACCGTACCAATTTGAAACCCGTACACATGGCGTCATTGTTGAAGGGCTAAATTAGACGCGGACCGGAAGAGGAGCGATCTGGCCGCGCAAATGCGGTGATTATTCGGCCTTCGGATACTTTTCCTTGACCGCCATGCAAGCATCCACCCATCCCTGCAACTCAGCAGGGACGTTATCCGGGTCTGAGGCGAAGTGGCGGAAAAGCGCATCAAGCTGATCGCCAACTGGCGGATAGGCTTCCTTCCTTGCCTCGCAATAATCTCTGACATGTCGAATCTTCATGGCACGACCACCTCCCCCTCCCAATCCTTATACGGCCAGCACTCCACCCGCAGGCTGTAGCTGCCGGGTAGCGGAAACTCAAGCTCGACCTCGCCTTCGGCAGGGTAACTTACCCCGTTAATCCACAATGTTGACCCGTTAGGAACTTCGAACAGGGTAAGGTCGGTGCGCGTAACGGGGGAAGCTGGGCGTTCGGTTGGTTGGCCGTTGAGGATGTAGTGAGTCCTGGCATCCCATCTGCCGACAGCATAACCAATACCTTCGCGGGCATTCAACTCCAAACCTTCTAGGGTTGAGTAACCCCATGACATGCCAAGCTGTCCGGTTGCTGGGTCATACTCTGTTACTACATAGCTCATCGTTTTAACTCAAAAATAGCAGCCGACAATGTTCTATAGAACCCGCCTGAAAAATCTCTGTAATACAACACATCAACATAGTAGGTAAATGCACTGGTAGGTGCAGATTCGTCGCACCAAGATAGCGTGAGCGTGTTAAGCACTGAATTGTAGGCTGAAGTCAATAATGTTAAGCCGTCTCTGCGTAGTCTTAGATTGAGATATACAGGGCTTAATAGAGACCCGCCATCAGCAACCCAAAACACCTGCGTGAATACCTTCCCCCTGTTGCTGTTGGCTGGAATGGTCACCGCAAAAGAATTTATCCAGGTGCTGTTTGCTGGATTCACAAAGCCTGGTTGTGCGGAGCCTGATACAGAATAACTGACTGCGCCTGCCGCCAAATTGGCGGTATCAACGCCGCCAATCGTGATCTTGCCGCCAGAAATGCTGTTGGCGGATATTCGGTCAACCGACAAGGTGCCGCCGGTAATGTTCGTCGCATTCAGGTTAGTGACGGTGACATTGTTGCCGTTTAGGGTGCCGGTCGTGATACTCCCGGCATTCAGATTGGTGACATTGACCAGACTGGCGTTCAGCGTCCCTGCCGTGATCTTGTCTGCCGACAGGTTCGGGATATTCGCCGCTGTCCAAGTACCCAAAAAGGTCGTCGTGGCTCTCAGCGTCCCGTTGACCGTGACGTTGTTGAATACGGCGCTGCCATCACCCAGAATCTGCCAGCCTGCCGAGGCGCTGTAGTTGCTGGACCTTAATACCGAGGTTGCGCCATTCATAATCAGCGTCTGAGCGCCGATGGTGCCGCCTGTGATCTTGTCGGCGGTCAGACTTGCTATCTTGGCGCTGGTGATTGTTGCGCTGGCAATGTTCGCATCAGTAATCGTTGCGCTGGCAATCTTTGCCCCGGTGATTGAGGCGTTCTGTATGGCTGCGTTATTGATGAAGGTCGTATTGGTCCCAGTATCGACATAGAACGGAATCAGCGTCGATGCGCCCGGTTTTCCAATCGCAAACTTGTCGGCGTTGATGAGGAAGCCGCTGGCCCCTGCCCCATCGTTATATAGCCCAAACCCAGCGGCATACCCATTCACATCCAGCTTGACGCTGTACTGGGCCTTCAGCGATCCGGTATCCGTCGCCAGCGTCGAGAGGTTAGTCTCCACCGAGGCCGTGCCGTTGGCATTGGTCACGCTGACCTGCTTGACGGCTGTAGCAAACGGCTGGTCGGTCCATGTGCCGCCCGCTGCCAGACACAAGGCCCGCGTGGTGTTGATGCCTGGGCTAATCGAACAAAAGCCGACCTTGGCCTCTTCCTTATTTGCGACACTGGCTTGCAGGGTGGTGATGCGCGTGTCCGTCGTCTCTACCCAGGCGCTGCCTGAGTATCGATAGGGCTTGTTGCCGTCGTCGGTGTCAAACCACAAGTCGCCCGTCACCATGCCGGTGGTCGGTGCGGCGGTCTGATAATAGGTGCGCGTCTTGCTGGCGGCCGCCGAAATGCTGTTGATGCGCTGCGCCGCCGCCCCGGTCGGAGAAGCCGTGGCGCTGCGAATGTCCAAGATTTCGGCCCAGCTATCGGCTAAGCGGGTGTCACTGGTTTCAACCCACGCGCTACCGCTCCAGCGGTATGGTTTGTTCCCTTGATCCGTGCGGAATAGCAGGTCATTAGTCTTCAGCGTGTAGGACGCATCGGATACCGGGTTAGTGGCCAAGTAAAAGACGCGATTCTTGTTGTCAGATAGTACCCGGACCACCTCAAGCTGGGCATAACTGGCTCCCGGCGCATTCCGGCCCACGCCCATCCAGTCAATGCTGAACGTGTCGCCCGAGCCGGTCCCCAGTTGCAGGCGAATGCCCGTGATCGTGTTGCCGATGTAATTCGCCTCGGCGGACATGTCCCAATCGGCTTCAACATAGTTTGAGCTGATGTTGGTCGGCAGGGTGATGGTCTTGGTGCCACTGCTGCTGGCCCCGTAGTAATAGGTCAGCGTTCCGGTCCAGCCGGTGCCTGCCGTGCGCTTCACCCGCATCCGAATCAACTGGTACGCCGCGCCGTCAATGGCGAGGGTGCTGGTACGGAAAAAAGGCGTTGCGCCGGTGCCCGTCACGGTCAGATAGCCGCCCGATACGGCCAGCGTGCAGCCGCCATTGGTCCAGCCGGTAATATCGGCACTGGTGTCGAAATACCAGATTTGCTTACCGTCGAATTGGCCGTTACCCACCGCGACTTGATTGATCTGCTGCACTAATCCGGTGTACTGGTCAGCCAGTCTCTTGTTGACGCTGCCGTCCAGAGATGACGCGCCGTCAATGAGGTTGATCCGGCTCTGTAGGTCTGAGTACAGCTTGATAGTGGGGATGCCGTAGTCTGGCCAGTATTCAGGCTTTTCTGCCGCACCAAAGCCCCAAGGGGAGTAAAACGGCGACGGGTCAGATTCGCGCCCGATCTGCTCTTCAAGCATGAGTCCGTCAAAGTCCAGTGCCACCGCTGTCGTGTCCAGAGACAGGCCGATCCGCGCTTCGGTAGCCGCATCTGCCGTGAGGTCAAATACGCCCGATAGCCGCTGCCAAGACGTACTGCCATCGGTGGTGCCGCTGACCGTATAGGTCGCCGTGGCCGTCGTCAGGCGGATGCTGGCGGTTCGGGCCACCGCCGTGCTGGGCTTGACGAACCACGACATGATCCACTTGCGGTTTGCCGTCAGCAAAATGTTGAACTGCCCGCTGGCCGATAGCCACGCCACGCCGCCCGCTGACGAGAGCGTGACGCGAGCGCACTTCTCGCCGTGGATGCGATTGGTCTGCTGACTGATGGTCGCATTGGTGGTGTGCGTCGGCGGCAATCCGGCGGGCCACTCAAAGCTGGCATAGTCATTCGGTAGGATGTTGATGCCCCGTCCGGCCCCGTCATCCGGCGCGGGTGATTCGGGATCGCCGGTTTGAAGGCTGGGATGCCATGCCGAGGTCAAGCTGCCCTTATCGACATCACGCCACCAGTTCACCCGGTTGGCGGTGGTGTCGGTCGGCTGGCTGGAAATCAGCGTATAGCCCGACCCTGGATTGCTGGCATGTTCTTGGACAAAGCCGGTTGCGGTTTCTCGATAGAGGCTCATGGCTTCACACACTCCATCCAGAACAAGCCTCGGACGTACTGCCCGCCGATATCGCGGCACTCAATGTAGCCAATTCCCAAATAAACCCACAGGAATACGACACTGCAAAGTAAAAGGGTGATTCGGATGTATATAAAGCGCGTACTCATAGCACCTCCGCCACTTCCAACGCCGCTGAGTTTCTTAGCGGATAGGGATACTCAATCGAACTGAGCGAACGCATCCGACCGAGGAAGTTGCGCTGATCGCGAAAGGTGAGGTCCGCATCATCCGCGATCAGATAGACCTCGCGGCTGACATCCTGCTGCCGCAACATGACCAGCAACATGCGGTAGGCTTCGGTGTTACTCAGCCAAGATAGCTGCCCGCGCCAGATGCGGCGATTGGGCCGCTCATCGAAGTATTCCGGTCCCGCCAGCGACTGCTGGACGACCGTCTGCGATTCCAGCTCCAGCGTCTCTCCGAAGTCATTGGTCACGGTCGGCATAAACCGCCAGCCGATAAAGAGGCGGGAGAGTTCCACGTAGCCCGCCGTGTTGCCGGTATCGCTGATGCTGATGCGCCAGTAGCGGGCATTAACGGCGGTGAAGTGCTTGGCATAATCCGTGGCGCTGTAGACCGTCTCGGCGGTCGAGTCATACAGCGTCGGACTCATGCCGGAATTGCTGGCCCCTTGGATACGCACGGTGGCCGTCGCAGACAGGTTATGGCCGACCAGTGCTATCACGCCGATACTCTGCGCCGTGCCGAGATCAAGGTTGATGACGGTGCTTGCCGCCAGCGCGTTGCTGCTGCGGGTCTTCTGATAGAGGTAGCGCGTCTTCAGATTCGCCAGCGGATAACTGGCATTCCAGGTGCCGCCTGACAAGGTAGAGACATCGGTCTGATTTGCGTAGCCCAACACTAATGACATATCACCCCCAGAGTGTGAGATCGAGTGTGCCGGACTGGAAGTCGGCAGAGACAGAAATGACGGTCATCAAGCGCCCGGTGCCGTAACTCAGTTTGTCCGACTGCACATTGACGACAGCACCCAGATCAAGCGTGGCGTAGCGATCCGCCGGATTAGCCAGCGTGACGGTGACGACATCCCGGCGCTGAGAGAACAACGCCAGTCGTCTGGCCGATTCAGCCTGCGCGATGGAGATGCCGTTGAGGGCCGAATCGTAGGTTTCGGTTTCGGCCAGCAATCGCTGGGTTTTGACATCCGCGTTCTCGGCCTTCTGGTCGCGTGACTCGGACGCAAACCACGCCGCCCGCAGTTCCGGCACCACACCCGCCAGTGACTTTTTATCTTGCGTGACATAGTTGATGTCGGCTTTGAGGGTGGTCTGCCACAGCGGCAACTGGCCCTCCGGCTGGCGCTCAATCTCCAGCACCTCGTTATCGGTTAGCGTGGCAACGGGCGATCCAGAGGGCGCTTCGAAGCGGGCGATGCGGAAGCGGTTCAGTGAGTCAAAACCCCACCAGGCACCGACCGATTGGCAGAGGCGGTCAATGAGGCTGGCCGTGGTTTCTTCGCCTTGGACGACGATGCCCAAGCTGCCCGCGTTCTTGCTGTTGAGGGTGGTGAAATCAGCGGCCACCCAATCACTGGAGGTGTAGCCCTTCTCGGTGAGGATGCGCTGCACCAAACCTGCTGCTGTATTCGATAGGTAATCCCATTCCTCCGTCACAGACACGCTGATCTGGCCGTAGGGAACAGAGCCGAGACGGAAGCACCCGATAGAGGGGCAAGCACGCCATGTGCCTTGCGCTGGCTCATTCGCCTCCATGTCGGCCTGATTTGTGTAGTCCGCACCCTTGGCCAGATAAGCCCCCGCGTCGAACACGTTGAGAATGGCATCCACTGCGCCCGCGTTGACCATGTAGATCAGCTTGCTGGTATTCACCTGAACCGGCTGCATCAAGGCAATGCGCCCGAGGATGCGCGGTTTTGACTGATCCTTGATGTCATCCGCCGTGCCATCGATGCCATTCGGCAGCACATTGGTCCCGCCAAACTTGGCCGTGCTGAACGGCTTGTCCAGCGCCACCGACCGATCCCGCAGCCGCACGGAGATGCGCTCACGCTCCACGGCCACCGTCTCGATAGTGGCTTTCAGTACAGTGGTGAAGGCGCCATAGGCGGCGGTTGGATCTCCGATCTTGAGTGTCAGCGTGCGTCCGTCATAAAAGTCATCGGCCATCGCCGCGAGTTCACGGTCGATGTTGACCAGCGTCAGTTCACCGAAGGACACATTGGCCTTGCCGCCGGGTGAAGCACCCATGCCGCGAGTGAAGGTGGCCGGGTTCTCGATGCGCGGCTTGTAGAATGCCCCCGCATTGTCGAAGCCCTGCCCGCTGGCGAAGCGGTAGGTGATGACACTGGAGGAGGCCGGGTCATAGGCTTCGATTTCCGCCAGGAAGATGCGTGTGGCGCGCCGGTCATATCGCGGCTCAAAGCGAGTGAGGTTGAATTGCAGAACAGCCGCCTGCGCCTCGCCCATAGCCACCGCAAAGAAACCCACCCCGCGTTTGAATTGCAGTGCCTGTGCGCTGGCTTCTGCCGCAACCAACGCCGAAAACTGTGCCTCACGATCCTGGATTAGCGGATCATTGGCTTCCGTCAGCAGGCGTTCGCCAGTTTCTTGAAGGAGGTAGTTAGTCAAGGACTAGCCCCACACCCGACGCCATACTTGCGGCTCGGGGTCTACGCGATAGGCTTCCAGGGGTGCGCCGTCCTCATCCGGCAGGGTGCGGACGTTCACATGCCAGCCGTCGATAGCGACGGGTTCTGGCGGATTCTCAGGGTCTTGGGTGGCCTGTTGCGCGTAGAGGGTGCCCAGCACGTCGATGTTGCGGAAATTGGACTTCAGCGTCGTCTCGGTGACGTGGCCTGCCTCATCCCATGCGCTCGGCTCCTCGGTGTAGAGGACGGCTTGTGCGTCCGCTTCAGACTCAAAGCGGAGGTAATAATCGGTGTACATAATTAGCTCGTTATCGCTTGAAGTTGCGCGTTAGTGAGGCGTTTGGGGTAATAGGCGAGGCGGCGGATAGTGCCGTTGAGTGGTACGCCAAAATCAAGACGCGCTCCAATAGTTAAGACTGTAGCGGCGGCGACCGCAGTGTTTGATGCAGTGGCAACCGCACTGGCATCTAAGCAAACTGCATTACCTGATGCGCTATGATACCCAGCTACCTTAAATGGTACGTTTTGACTTCTAAGGTTAGAGGTGTTCGCCCCCCCAAAAACGACGTTATTAATAACATCGCCTATGTTGATACGTCTGGAGGTATCACTAGATAAAGTAAACCTGTTTATGGAAGTAGCACCAAAATCACAAAGGCTTATAAAAGTTGAATTGGGCGCACTGGTTGTCGCCTCGATATAGGCCGTCCCCTCATCCTGCCGATACCAACTGCTAAAATTCGTCCCCGTCATACTCGCCGCATCGGCGGAGCGGGTCACTTGGCTGGCGACCGTGGGGATGTAGGACGTGGCAAAGGCACCGGCTTCGAGTTGTGCGCCCCAGAGGTAGATACCGGAGAAGCCGTCGCCTGTGTATGAAACATTTCCAGAAGAAGTCATCTGTATGTAGTAACCGGGTCTTGAACCAGCAGTGGCCGTGGCAGTGGCTGTAAATGAGCATCTATACCAACCATTACCAGCACTCACAATGCTAGCCGTAGCACTTGCCCCAGTAGAAACTATGGTTCCTGTTGATAAATCATAAATAGCATTAGCGGCAGCAGGGAAAGTGGATGCCCCTACATCTGCTGCTATATTGATTCTGGAGCGACCGTTTTGTTTTGCAAAAAAAGTTAATGTATACGCCGTTCCAGAGCTAAACGATAAATTGCTTGATCGTGTCAGTTGATGAGAGCCAGTTGAAGTATCTTCAATCAGGACATCTGCTGTCAGCGTTCCATCAGGCGCGACAACCGTGTTCGCCGTGATACTAATGGCACTCTTTGTCCAAGCCGCATTATCAAACTGCTCCGAATACGTCAGTAAATTCACCCGCTGTTCTTCAATCTCCAGCCCCAGACTTTCACCCGTCAACGGATTGTGATCGAAGCGTGGCACCCCAGCGAGTGCGGTTTGCAGCGCGGGGACATAGTTGGTGATCGGCTGAGTGGTGGTGGGGGTGTAGGCCGTGGCGCTTGATCTGGCTTCTAGCTGTGCGTTTGAAACCGTGCCAGAAACCGTCAGCGTCAAAGTTCCAGCAGTAGGTGTGAAAGTCAGAGACACACGGTTGGATACTCCTGTGCCGACTAGCGGTCCCGCCGTGGACGCCCCCGATAGCGTGACGGACCCGGTATTCTGAAACGACAGCGTATACGCCTGAGCGATGACCGCGACGTTTTGCGTGGCCAGCGTTGCGCTGTTCAGCAGCAAATTCTCTTCCGCCTTCGCCACTGTCTTGCCGTCGTAGAACGTGGCCGTACTCGCTCTGGTAAACGTCACCCGAGGGTCAAGCGTCTTGGTATTCGCAAAATCAAGATTCAGCGACGGGCGAATATCGGGGTAATTGGATTGAATAGCCATTGTGTTACGCCAAAGTCAGGGTTGTCGAACGCACCGTGCCGTCAGTGCCTTTCACCTTGACGACGAGGGTGGTGTTGTTCGTCAACTGAAAGGTCATTTCGCCGATCCCTAGCGGATGCGCCGAGGTTTGCGGGCGGATGACAAACTGGTCTTCATTCTGATACGCCAGATCACCCAGATACTGATTCAGCGGCACTTCGTTGGGGGCGGTGCCGATGTCGGATTTTGCGACGAGGGATGGATCGGTGGCGATGATGGCTCCGGTCGCTTTCTTGGTTTCACCATCCTGCACAACGGCCAACACTTCAACCCCGGTCAGGGTGGTGGCTGGATTCAACTCTGAAATCTTTTTATCAGGCATGTCAGTTATCCAGTTGAATCTGCAACTGCCCCACCGGGATGGTGGGGGCGCTGTCACCGTTGGCGACGAGACGGGCGGTGGTCATGGCACCCCAGACCAGCAGGTTGCCACTGGTCAGGGCATCGAAGATGCCGAAATGAGTGACGGTTCCCCAATCCGCCGTCGGATCGGGCCATTCGATAGCGTTGTTGTTGCTGGTGGTGCCGGAAGTGCCGGAAGACGCGGCGGTGCTGTTCGCCCCTTGTGTTCCAGCCCAACTCACCAAGCTGCACGCGACACTCACGCGGGCATAGCTGCCGCCGCTGACTTCGGTGCCGCTGCTGCTATCCGAGGGGGCCGATGTGAGTAGGCCGACATACAGGATTTCCGGGAAGCTGTACGCTTGCCCGCGAAATACCCGATCAATCATTTTGTTTTCGAGATAGTTGGAGAGTGCGGCCATCAGGCTTGTATCCTCGCGTTGCGTTCCATTTTTGTGAGGCGCTGTTCCATGCCGGACAGCTTCTCGATAATCTGCGGGTTGGCATTGGATTGCGTGACCACCACGGCCCGCATTTCGGCCTTGAGTTCGGCAATCGCGGCGACAATCTTCTGGTCGTCGGCCAGCATGGCGCGGGTGTCGTTGGCATTGATAACTTGGCCGGGTCGATTAAAGCGGACCAGTTCCGGCCCTTGTTCACCGACAAGGGCGAGGCCGGGTTGGGCGAGTCCGCCTTTGGCAAATTGAGGCACCGGAATCGTATTGAGTCCCTGCCCAGCCAGGATGGCGTTGAGGGCTTCCAATTGCGCCGTGTTTAAGCGGGTGCCTGCCTTCAATTGCTCAAGCTGCCAATTTGCCAAGTCCAAGGCATCTTTCGCCATCTGTTCGGCTTGGGCCTTGGCCTCGTCCGCTTGCTTTTGCGCCTCAATGCGGGTGAGTTCGGCTAGTCGTTGCAGTTCTTTCAGATCGCGTTCAGCGGCTTCCCGTGCGGCCCGCATGGCGAGGTTCTTGTTCGGGTCACTCAGGTCCGCGATGCTTTGCTGAGTGGCTTTCTGCGCGGCTTCGATCTGGGCTTGCGCCGTTTTGCGAATTTCGTCCTGCACCGCCTGAGAGGCGGTCCGCAGGGCATCCAACCGATCTTGCTGCTGTTCGCGCAGCAGATCCATTTGCTCAGCCTGGATGTCTCGCAGGACATCCATCTGCTCGGATTGCTGCTCTCGCAGCAGGTCCATCTGATCGGATTGAAGGTCGCGCAAGGCTTCAAGCTGGGATGCCTGCGATTCCCGCAGTTCGTCAATGCGCGATTGGATGGAGTCGGGATCGGGGGCGGACATGCCGCCGATGGCGGTCATCGCGTTTTTGATGCCGTCAAAGATGCTGCTGTATTGAGTGCCGCTGCCGTAGTATTGCTTGGCGGCTTCAAGATACGCATCCGATGCACCCGTCAGCTTGCCCATCGCCTCGGCATCGCCGCCTTGGGCTTTCAGCAGCAGGTCTTGATATTGCCGCTGGGCTTCGGCCAGCCGCTGTTCAGGTGACAGCGGACTGCTCCCACCTAGCGCCATGCCGCGCACGTAGTCCTGGATGTTGCGGATGGCATCACGCAGTTTGTTGGCCGCATCCAGTTCGTCGGTCAGGGCCTTCATTTGCACGTCATGCGCCTTCTGCAAGGCCTTCTGCTCTTGGTCGAACTGCTTGTTCAACGCCTTTTGTTCGGCGTCGAACTGCTTGTTCAGCCTTTTCTGCTCGGCATCAAACCGCTGGTTGAGCGCCTTCTGCTCGGCCTGATCCAATTTGCCTTGGGCCTTGATGGCGGCTTCCAATCGATCCGACTCGGCATTGATGGCGGCTTCGGTCGCGGCATTGATGGCGTCGATTTGCAGTTGCAGGCTGGCATTCAGCCGGTCGGTTTCAGCGGCGATATATTCGCGCTCGGCTTCCTGAATCGCGGCGATCTCGGCGTTGTAGCGGGCCATGACCGCGGCCTGGGCATCATTGATTAGCCCGACTTCCGTCTCGACATTGCGCCCTGCCCCGCCCTGCACACCGAGGATATAGTTGTCGATAGCGCCAAACGCGCTGTTGCGGTCGGCATTGGCCAGATCGAAAACAGCCCCCGGCCCTTGCAGTTGCGCCAGTTGCGAGGCCAGTGACTTCTGCACGGCGACCACCGATTGCAGCCGTTGCTGGCTGGCTTGAACGGTCTGGACGATCTGACTGAAGACATCTTCGAGTGTCGCGCCCATCGAGGTCACCGCGTCATCGATGATGGCCTGTTTCTCCAGGGAGACGCGGGCGATCTCGGCGGCTTTGTCCATGCCCTCTTTGGCCATGATCTGCGCTAGTTCCTCATTCAGCGCATTGAGTTCGCTGTTGAGGTTGGACCAGCGGGCAATCTTGGTCTTTAAGGTCTTGATGACTTCCTTGTTTTGCTTCTTGGGTGCCTTGGCCAGTTCGTCGGCCAGCTTGCGCTCCCAGTACGCAACCTGTTCATTCATCTGCGCCACGCCACCGAAGCGGGCCTTGATGCGCTTCATCAGCACATTGCGTTCGGCAAACAGCGGATCGCGGGCATTATTGGCCCCGGTGGTGATGGCTTCCAATCGGCTGGTAGAGCCAGCCGTCACGCCGGTCAGCAAGGTAGCGAAATCGCTGCCCACTTCCTTGATCTGATCGCCTATGGCCTTGAACGGATCGAGGACGGCGGCGTACTTTTCGCGGATGGATTCGGCCTGATTGGCCATCTCGGCAAAGGCCGGGGCCAGTGCGATGAGTGCGCCAAACAATTTCTTGCCGGCGTCGGTGCTGGTGTCGATCCCGGCCACCAGATCGCGGAAGCCGTCCTTGCTGGTGGGTAAGGAGACGCCCAGACGGGCAAAGGATTCGCCCACATCGCGGACGGCCCCGGCATATTGCTCGGCGGGTGTCAGGAAGTTGTCGGTAAAGGACTCCATCGCTTCGACAAAGGCACTCAGCCCGCCTGCCGCGTTGGTCATGACGATGCTGAAGCCACTGTCCCCGATGCCTGCGGTCTTCAATAGGCTGGAAGCCCGCATGATGGTCTTGTAAGCCTCGACAATCTCCTCGGCCCCGCCTTGCAGGACGTTGATGTATTCGCGAACGCCTCCTGACAGGGTGGTCTGTGCCGCCAGCGATTGCCGAATGATTTCAGCGGCGACGTTGCCCTGGGCGTTGGTAATCTTCGTATAGCGGATGGCCTCGACACCCAGCCGTTCCAGTTCGCCCTGAGCGCGGCTGATGCCGGCGGATACGCGGAGGAAGGTTTGCGCCATGCCTTCGCCAGACTGACGGAATCGGTCGAGTTGCAGGCCGAGATTGCGGTCGAGGGTTTCGGCAATGCTGTCAGTGATGCTGGAGAAGACGGCATTGAGTGCCTTCGTCTGCTCTTCCAGCGTCATGTCCTTGAGGCTGATCTGCGTCTGGCCAATCGTGTAGCCTTCCAGCGCGGCCAGCACATCGTTACCGGCCACCCCAAAGGCTTTCGCGCCCTCTTGGAATGCGGTGACAATATCCTTGAAGATGCGGATGATCTGGTCGCTGACCTCCTGCCCCGCTTCCCCGACATAGGTCTTGGTGCTGCTGGACAAGGCCATGCCGAAGACCTCGAAGGATTTCGTCACGTCGGCATACAATTTCGCGCTGAAACCGCCCTTGAGAATGTCGCCCAGCGCGGTTTCAAACCAGCCGATGCCGGAATCGGTCAGTTGCTTGTTGAAGCCTGAGAAGAGACTGATCCGCGACATGCCAAACTTCATGCCGCTGTTTTTCAGGGCGGTATCAATCGCGGGCATGACCGACATCGTGACCTGGTTGGCCAGTGCCAGAATGTTCAGACTCAAGTCTTCCATCGCCCGCAGCATCGCGGCGGAGTAGTTCAGGTCGTTGCTACTGTTCTGCTTGATGATCTCAAGCGAGTTGGCGATGGAGTTGGACTGAGCGGCAGAATCACCGAAGACGGTGCCGGCGCCTTGGGTTTCCTGTCGTCTCTGCGTGGTCGCTGATGTGCCCTTGCCGCCGCTGGCCCCGGTCTGGATGCCGAGACTGGCCAACATGCCCGCCACGGCCAACGCCCTGGGGATGGCGGTATAGGGATCGCCCGACGACATCTGATGCACCACCGCCAGAATGCCCTCGGCCACGGCTGCAATTTTGGCCGCGACCGCAACGCCCGCCGCCATCTGCTCATACTTCTGGTATTCGGCGGACCCCTTGGCGTATTGGTCGCGCACCAAAATCAGCGATTGCGCCACCATGTTCAGACCGTTTTGAGCCTGTGCCATGCCTTCGGCCAGGTCCAGCGCAAAACTGCCGCCGCCGCTTTCACGCACGGCGTCGTAGGCTTTGCCGATCTGATCGACGTTCTTGATGAACTTGTTGGACGCCACCATCATCACGGAGAAGGCGTCGCTGCCGTTTTCGCCTATCTGATTCCAGATGTTGGCGTACTCTTGGGCGCGGCCAATCAACTGATCCCAGAAAGCGTTTTGACGCAATTGGGATTCTTTAACCGCCTGCTCCTCGTTTTTCTTTTGTGCGCCGGTCAACTCATCCACCGCACCCTTGAGCGCCTTGGTGGATAAGGTGTATTGCTCCATCCGCGCGATCTGATTGGGCGATACCAGTTCGGGTAGTGCGTCGGCGGACTGATAAAAGTCATTCAGTAATGACAACTGATCTGCCGATGCGCCCGCCTCCTTCGCCGCTGTCAATCGGGTCAGGATGTCGAGTTGCCGCTGATAGGCACCGATGATGCCGTCAATGGCGCTGGCTTCGCCCTGCTTCAGGCTGATGGCTTTCTGGGCAAACTCGTTGGCTTTGCCGCTGGCCGCGATCTCGGCTTGGGCGCGATTCTGAGCCAGAATGGCCAGTTCGTTATCCGCCGCCCGTAAGGCTTGCTTGAGTTTGAATTGCTCGTCGATGGTGACGTTGTATTGGTCCGCTTGCGCCAGTTCATTGGCCAGTGCGGCCTGTCGGGCTTTGATGACGGCTTCCTGTGCATCAAACTCGGCTCGCACCATGTCCAGTGCTTCGGCGTTGTACGCCGCCGCCTTCTGTTGCGCAGCCTCGATGATGTCGGCTTTCTGCTGATAGGTTTTGGCCCCGGCCAATTCCTGCGTGGCCACATCCGCCGCCGCTTGCCGTTCCTGATCCATCGCCGCCAGTCGGGTCTTGATTTGCTCAACTTGGACCTTGGCGTATTCCTCGGCCTTTTTAACCTGATCGTCCTGATGGGTTTTCAGGCGATTAAACGCGGTGCTGAGTTCATCGGCCTGGTCTTTGGCGGAGGTGAAGGACTCACCCTGCGCACCGAGGACTTTCTGCCACTTCTCATACAGCGCCCCGACCGAGACGACATAGTTCTGCGTCTCTTTGAACGGCGGCACGCCACCGAATTTCTGCACGTTGCCGGGGCCAGCGTTGTACGCTGCCGCCGCCAGTCGCAGGGATTTGAACTGCTTTTCCTGCTGGGCCAGGTACATGACCCCGCCCTTGATGTTGTCGTTCAGGTCGTTGAAATTGACGCCCAATTGCTTGGCGGTTCCCGGCATCAACTGCATCACGCCCCGCGCACCCACAGCGGACTTGGCCAACTGGTTGAAGCCGCTTTCCTGCTGGGCAATCGCCAGCGCAAAGGCCGGATCGACCTTGTAGGCTTTGGCCGTCTCGATGACAATTTGAGCGACGGCTTTCTGCTTTTCAGAGAGCTTGGTCATGGCCAGCGAGGCATCATTGGCCCCGCGTTTTACGCCGTCGAAAAACTCTTTCTGTGCGGCAGCGGCTTGCGGCGGTGGACCGGCGATTTCACCAATCGATGCTTGGCCTGAACCATAACGCATCAGTTTGACCACTTCGGGGTCGATAGCCCCACCGCCATCCTTTAGCCCCACCATCTCTTTGAGTTCCACCTTGGCGGCTTTGATAGCATCCACCAGCGTCAACCAACCGCCGACCTCAATCTTGACCAAGGTGTTGATGACGGTGGAAAGCGGGTCAAGAATCTCATTAAGGTTGTTGGCAATTAAAGACAGCGCCTCGGCCAGTTCTTTCGATGCCCCATTGGCCTGATCGGTTTGCCCCACATACGCCGTCAGCGCATTCTGGATCTGCTGAAACGC